CCGCCGCAGAGGGTGTCGTCCGTAAGGGGGGGCCACCCCCTGCCGAGCTCATCGTCCATTCCGACCCGAGGAGCGCCGACCACTAGCGGCTATGCCATCCGATGAGCGAGCCAACTACGACGGCCTCCTATTCGCCGGCGAGCGGGTGCGGTTCTGCCGCGAGTGCGGCGCGCTCATCGTGGTCGAGCTCCCGCGAGGCGGACGACCGCGCGCGTACTGCGACCGATGCCGAGCCACGGGCGGCGGGAGTCGCCAACGTCGGCGACGTCCTGCCGGATGCGAGCGCGAGTGTCGCGGTTGCGGCGCGCGGTTCGTTAGTCGCAATGGCGCGCGGTATTGCGGCGATGTTTGCCGCTATCGGGCCGCGGTCGCGCGGACACGGGCGGCGGATCGAGCGCGTAACGGGCGCTCATGGGATCGGGTATGCGAGGTTTGCGGCGGTTCGTTTCGCGCGAAAGCGTCGGCCCGCTATTGCGGGCGACCGTGCAAATACGCCGCCGAGCTCGAGCGCGCGAGGCCCGAGCTCGAGCGGCGCGCAGCCGAGCGCGAGCTCGAGCGCGAGCTCGAGCGCGAACGTCGGCGTAGTGAGCTCGAGCGTCGACGTCTTGCGCGTTTCTTCGGCGGCGTCGGGCGCCGATGCGACGAATGCGGCGAGTGGTTCGTCGTTGTTGGCGGGGCGCGTCAACGCTTTTGCTCGCGCGCGTGCGGCGGTCGAGCCTGCCGACGCGACGCGAAACATAGGCGGCGGCAACGGATGGCGGGCGGGTCGCGCGTGTCGCGGGCCCGCATCGCCGAGCGCGACGGTTGGACATGCCATCTATGCGGCGAGCGGGTCCTCAAGGTCAAGGCGCCTCATCCGCTCTCGCCGAGCCTCGACCATGTCGTGCCGCTCGCGCATGGCGGCGCGCATGAACCGGGAAACGTTGCGCTCGCTCATTTGCGTTGCAACGTCCTACGTGGCGCCGGCTAAGGCGGCTCGAGCGTGAGGGCGCCGGCGAAGTTGACGCCGCCGGGTCGTGCGGCGTGGCGCGAGGCGGTGTCGACGCTCGAGCAGTTGGGCGAGGACGCGGAGTTGTCGCGTGGCGCGCTCGATCGGTATGCGTTTGCGGTGTCGGCGTGGCGCGAGCTCGAGCGGCAGTGGGTGGAGGCGGGTCGGCCGGCGACGTCGTTCGGTGGGTCGACTGGGTCGGTGGAGGTTCCGCATCCGTTGGTCGGGCAGTTGGCGCAGGCGCGGTCGCACGCGGCGGACCTTGGGGAGCGGCTCGGGTTGGACCCGCAGGGGCGGCGTAAGTTGTCGCGTCGTGCGGGTGCGGGTCGTCCGCCGGGTGCGGCGTCTGCGCCTGATCGTGCGGCGCCGCCGCGGCGTCGGCTTAAGGCGGTGAGTGAGTGAGCGTGGTCGCGGTCGGCGAGCGTTGGGAGGCGTATGCGGATGCGACGCGTGCGGAGCATTTCGCGGCGTGGGCGTTCGAGCATTGCGTCCAGTCGGTCGACCGTTGGGCGGGCGAGCCGCTCGAGCTCGAGCCGTGGCAGGTTGAGATGATGGCCGAGGCGCTGGCGGAGCTCGGCGAGGACGAGGCGTACTGGTTGACGGTCGCGCTCGTGATCCCGAAGAAGAACGGGAAAACGTCGTTGCTCGCGGCGTATGCGCTCTACCATTTGCTCGAGGACGAGGGCGCGCCCGAAATCTTGTTGGCGGCGGCGACTGACAAGCAGGCGGGGCGGTTGTTTTCGGCGGCGGCGCGGTTCGTGAAGGGCGACCCGTGGTTGTCGGCGTCGACCGTGATCCGTGAGCATGAGGGCGAGATAGCGCGGGCCGATGGTTTCGGTTCGCTGTTTCGGTTCTCGGCGGATTCGGGCGCGGCGTCGGGGTTTAACCCGTCGTTGGTCGTGGCGGACGAGCTCAAGGATTGGACGACGCCGCGCCGGCGGCGGGCGTGGGGCGACATTGCGACGGCGGGGCTCGCGCGCGACTACGTTCACGCGTTCGTTATCTCGACGGCGGGTGAGCCCGAGGAGCGCGTCGGCGGCATCCTCGGCCAGTTGATCGACCGGAACGAGCTCGCCGGCGAGGTTGAGCGGGTGGGCGCGTTGACGATTTCGCGCCATCATGCGGCGCGTTCGTTGGTCTACAACTATGACGCGCGGACGTTGGACGTCGGCAACCTTGACGCGATCAAGGCGGCGAATCCGGCGTCGTGGGTTACGCGTGAGCGGTTGGCGGAACTGGCGGCGTCGCCGACGTTGACGGCGGGCCAGTTTTTGCAGTTGCATGGTTGCGTTTGGGCGACGTCGGAGTCGGGCTATCTCGAGCTCGAGACGTGGCGGTCGCTCGAGGTTGCGGGTGCCGAGCTCCGGGACGGCGACGAGGTCGTCGTGGGTTTTCGTGGCGCGGATTCGTGCGCGCTGGTTGCGTGTCGCCGCGTCGACGGTGTTCTGTTTCTGCTCGAGGTTTGGGAGCCGTCGGGCGGCCGGCGTGTCGAGCTCGAGGACGTCGATGATGCGTTGCGGGCGGCGCTCGAGCGGTTCAACGTTGGGGCGGTGTATGCGTCGGCTACGCCGGCGTGGGTGACGCTCGTCGACGGGTGGCGGCATTTGGTGGGCCGGCGTGAGGTCGTCGACGTCGACGTAGCGACGCCGTCGCCGCGGACGGCGCAGATAACGCAACGGTTCCGCGCGGACGCGTTGGCCGGCCGTGTCCGCCATGACGGCGACCGCCGGCTTGCCCGTCATGTCGTGGCCGCCCGTATTCAGCGGGCGCGCAATCTGCCGTATCTCGCGGAGAGCTCGAGGAGCGGGTCGCCGATCGCGGGCGCGCATGCGGCGTTGCTTGCGTGGGAGGCGCGGACGTTGCTCGGCCCGTCGCGGGCGGCGAAGGGTCCGCCGGTGGTCTTTTGAGCGAGCTCGCGTTGTCGACGAATGAGCGGCGGACGTTGCCCGAGCAGTTGCGCGACGCGCTGCTTGAGGCGTTGGCGGCGCGGCAATCGAAGCTGGCGCGCTACGACGCGTATTACCGCGGCGAGCACAAGTTGTTGTTCGCGACGATCAAGTTTCGGGAGACGTTCGGCTTGCTGTTCCAGTCGTTCTCGGACAACTGGTGCGACCTCGTCGTCGATGCGTCCGCGGAGCGGTTGCGGGTGGATGGTTTCCGGTTCGGCGGCGACGACGCGCAGGCGGATACGGACGCGTGGCGGCTATGGCAGGCGAACGCGCTCGACGCGGAGAGCGAGCTCGCGCATACGGAGGCGATCAAACTCGGGTGCGCGTATGCGCTCGTCGGGCCCGACGACGGCGGCGAGCCGACGATTCAACTCGAGTCGCCGGCGAACGCGATCGTTCTCGTTGATCCGGCGCAGGGCCGCAAGCGGCTCGCCGGTTTGCGCGACTGGGTCGACGAGTGGGGCGTCGAGCATTGCGTCCTTTACACGCCGTCCGACGTCGTTTGGTGGACCCGCGACGGCGAGCGTAAGGCGTGGACCGAGGACGTCGGCTCGGGCCGCAACCCGCTCGGCGTCGTGCCGCTTGTCCCGTTGCCGAACATGCCGACGTTGCGCGACCGGCAGGGCCGGTCGGACATTGAGCGGGTGGTCGCGGTGCAGGACGCGATCAACAAGCTTTGCGCGGACATGATCGTTGCGTCCGAGTTCGCGGCGTTTCAACAGCGTTGGGTGACGGGTGTCGACATTCCGCGTTACCCGGAGGGCGACCCGAACGCGGGGCAGCCGTTGCCGTCGTTTACGTCGCAGTTCCTCGCCGGCGCGGGAACGATGTTCGCGGACGAGCACGAAAGCGCGCGTTTCGGGACGTTCCCGGTGTCGGATTTGGGCAACTACGTCCGCGCTATCGAAATGTTCATTCAGCATGTGGCGGCGCAAACGAGGACGCCGCCGCACTACCTTTTGGGCGCTATGGGCTCGTTCCCGTCGGGTGAGTCGCTTAAGGCGACCGAGACGGGGCTCGTCGCGAAGGTGCGCCGCAAACAACTCTCGTTCGGCGAGGGTTGGGAGGAGGCGATCCGGCTCGCGTTCGCGGTCGCCGGCGACGAGGCCCGCGCGAGCTCGAGCGAGCTCGAGACTATCTGGATGAATCCCGAGTCGCGGTCGACGGCCGAGGTTACGGACGCGGCGGTCAAAATGGCGACGATCGGCATTCCGCGGCCGGCGTTGTGGGAATACATCGGCGCGACGCCGGCGCAGATCGAGCGTTGGGAGGCGATGGGCGCCGAGATTCTCGGGCCGCCCGTGACGGCGCGCGAGACGATTACACCGACGCCGGCCGAGACGGCGGCGCAACTTCCGAGCTCGAGCTCGAGCTCG